GGGAGTTAAGTTTCATGAAACAGAATTAAGATGCGATCTACCCAACGGCAGCCGTATCACCTTGTTATCCTCTGAACAGCCAGATTCACTAAGGGGATTATTCCTGGATGGAGTTTGTATCGATGAGGTGGCTCAAATAGATCCGAGATTATGGAATGAAATAATAAGACCCGCACTTTCCGATAGGAAGGGGTTTTGTTATTTTATAGGAACCCCGGCGGGGATGAGCAATATTTTTTATGATTTATACCAGCACGCTTTATCGGATGATAAGTGGTTAGCTTATACCGCTAAAGCCAGCGAGACAAAAATTATCGACCAGGAAGAACTCGATGCTGCCAAAGCTCAAATGGGAGAGGCAAAATATAAACAGGAATTTGAGTGTGATTGGATTGCAAATATCGAAGGATCAGTGTATGGAGAAATTATAAAAAATTTAGAAGCAAAAAAACAATTAACCCGTGTAGGTTATGATCCGGCTTTAGTGGTTCATACCGCATGGGATTTGGGAGTTGATGACAGTACAGCGATTGTATTTTTTCAACAACTCGCTAACCAAATTCTTATTATTGATTATTATGAAAATAATCGTGAGGGATTACCCCACTACGTTCAGGTAGTCAAAGATAAGGATTATGTCTACGGCGATCATTATGCGCCGCACGACATCGAGGTTACAGAATTTTCGACCGGAAAAACCCGTAGAGAGGTTGCTTATCAGTTGGGTATTAGGTTTAAGATTCTGCCAAAATTAAATTTTGAGGATGGCATTCACAGTTTAAAAATGGTTCTGCCGAAATGCTGGTTTAATATAGAAACAACAAAACCATTAATAGATGCTTTGAGACATTATCATCGAAAGTATAATGAGAAGATGAAAATGTTTCATAACAAACCGGTAAAGGATTGGTCATCACACGCTTGTGATGCCGCAAGGTACATGGCGTTGGGGATTAATGATTTACCAAGACATAAAACGGCTGCTCAAAAAGTAGCGGTTAATGAATATACAATACACGGAGAAATATAATATGGGATTTTTAATGCCAAAAGTTTCAATGCCAGCTTTACCTGCGGCACCGGCAGCAATGCCAGATGTGCCAAAGTATGATGATGCAGATCGAGAGGCAGCAGCGGCTGCAAAAAGAGCAAGGATTAGATCGGCAAGAACAGGCAGATCATCTACGATTTTGACCGGAGCATCAGGGTTGGAAGATGATGATAGTTTAATTCAAAAGAAAACATTATTAGGAGGATAGTATGGGAGGAGTAGCAAGAGTTTTTACACCAAAAGTTTTTACACCAAAACCCACACCTGCGCCGACACCAACAAAAGCAGAAGTTTCACAAGCAGCTTCTACAACTATGGGAACTACAAGATTAAGAGGCAGAGGAAGAACCAGTACGATTTTAACTGGAGCTAAAGGTTTAGGCGATACAGATTTAACTGTTAGAAAATATACATTACTTGGAGGATAGATGGCAATTAAAGCAAAAGCAAAAATGGTAATTGATCGGTATGATACCTTAAAGGCACAAAGATCAAGTTGGGAAGATCATTGGCAGGATATTGCAGATTATTTTTTACCTAGAAAAGCAAACATTACAATTCGAAGAACTAAAGGCGACAAAAGACACGACCAGATTTATGATGGAACTGCAACGCACGCTTTAGAATTATTGGCGGCATCCTTAAATGGTATGCTAACTAATACGGTTTCTCCTTGGTTTATTCTGAAATTTAGATCAGAAATGATAAACCAGGATGACGAAGCTAAAGAATGGTTAGAAAACTGTGAAAGAGTAATGCAGCAGGTGTTTCAAAGATCAAATTTTCAACAGGAAGTTTTTGAACTTTATCACGAATTAATTGCATTCGGAACATCAGCGATGTTTATTACCGATGATGTCAAAGATGATTTAAGATTTAAAACAATTCATATTTCAGAAATTTTTATTACAGAAAATGAAAAAGGATTTGTCGATAGTTTAACTCGAAAGTTTCATTTAAAAAATAAAAATATTCCATTAATGTATCCTGAAGCTGAATTGCCTTCAGCAATCAAATCGGCTATTGATAAAAAACCTCATGAAGATGTGGAGATTATTCATTCAGTTTATAAAAATGATACTCCAATGGGTTATGAGAACAAGAACAATATGGATTATATTTCCTGTCATGTACATTATCAGACAGGAACTTTACTTCGTGAAAGTGGTTTTAAAGAATTTCCTTATGTGGTTCCAAGATATTTAAAATCTTCATCCAATGAAATTTATGGAAGAAGTCCAGCGATGAATGCTTTACCGGATACGAAGATGTTGAATACAATGTCCAAGACAACGATTAAGGCTGCACAAAAGCAGATTGATCCGCCTTTGATGGTACCGGATGATGGATTTATTTTACCTGTTCGAACAGTTCCAGGAGGATTAAATTTCTACCGAAGTGGAACCAGGGAGCGAATTGAACCATTAAATATTGGAGCCAACAATCCCATAGGATTACAAATGGAAGAGCAAAGAAGAAAAGCGATTAGGGAAAACTTCTTTGTCGATCAGTTAATGACGGTTCAAGGAGTTCAGATGACGGCAACCGAAGTGATGCAGCGAACGGAAGAGAAAATGAGATTACTCGGTCCCGTATTAGGAAGATTACAATCGGAATTATTACAACCGCTTATTACAAGATGTTTTAATTTATTATTTAAAAATAATAAACTTCCACCAATGCCTGAAATGTTAGGAGACCAAGATATTGAAATTGAATATGTTTCTCCATTAGCGAAAGCGCAAAAGACACAGGAACTTTCTTCGATCATGAGAGGAATAGAAATATTTGGAGCAATGCAGAACGTAGCTCCGGTATTTGATTATATTGATACTGATGGTTTGGTAGATCATGTTAAAGATGTTTTGGGACTACCTGCTAAAGTGATGAGATCCAAAGGAGAAGTACAACAAATGCAGGAACAGAAAAAACAACAGCAAATCGAACAAATGGAATTACAACAAGCTCAACAAGTCGCCGAAGCAGCAGGAAAAGTCGCTCCTGCGTTAAAGGCGGTAGGTAGTGAATAAGGAAGATTTAAAGCAACTCATTCGTGCTTATAAACAGGTTTTCGAATCTGACCAAGGCAAAAAAGTCTTGAAGGATTTGGAAAAGAGATGCAGTTATCATACAACAACGCATATTAAAGGCGATAGTCATGAATCTGCATTTTTAGAAGGAACAAGATCGGTGATTTTGTTCATCAAAAATATGCTCAATAAAAAACCCGAGGAGGAAAAATGAGTGATAATCAAGAGGTAGCAGCACCGGAACAAGCTCCTAAAACAGAGCCGGCTCCCACGCTGTCTGGAGATCCTAAAACAACAACTCCGGAACCAGTCAATATTGATTGGAGACAAAGCCTTCCAGAAGATATTAAGGCTGATAAATCTTTAGAAAGCATAAAGGATGTTGCTTCTTTAGCAAAAAGTTATATTCACGCGCAGAAAATGGTAGGTTCGGATAAAATTCCAGTTCCTAACAAGTATGCAACGGATAAAGATTGGTCGTTAGTCTATGAAAAATTAGGCAGACCCAAAAGTCCAGATGGATATAAATATGACTTGCCACAAGATAAGCAAGTTGATGAAGCTTCATTAAAAAGCTTTTCAGACCAGGCGCACAGGCTAGGGTTATTACCTACGCAGGCGAATGGGGTTGTAAAGTTTTATAATGATATGGTTGCTAAGACTTTGCAGGATGCAGATTCAAAGGCATTAGCTGCAAGAGAGAATGGAACCAAACAATTAAAACAAGAGTGGGGACAAGCCTATCAGGAAAAATTAACTAAGGCGAATACGCTTGCCAGTTCTGTACTAGAAAAAGATTTCTTAAATAATAATCTTGCAGACGGAACTAAATTAGGAGATCATCCTATGATGGTAAAGGCGTTTGCTGCTTTAGCAGATAAGATGGGTGAAGATAATATTGTTCAAGCAAGTGGACCAAGTTATCTAACGCCTTCTCAAATCGAGAAACAAATTGGAGAATTGACACAGGTAGGATCAGCGTATTGGGATAAAAATCATCCTAATCATGATGCTGCGGTTCAAGAAGTTTTTGCTTTACGAGAAAAGAAAAATCAAGTATAGCAAAATTAATTAGGATAATCGAAAGACCCTAGTTGACATTAGGAATAGACTAACATCCACGAGATGTAAAACCCAGGAAGACCCGAAAGGAAAATCAACCGAAAATTTGTTTAACAACTAAATAACAGGAGGTTATTGTGAGTTCACAAATAACTACTAGTTTTGTTGAACAGTATTCGGCAAATGTGTCGATGCTGGCACAACAAACAGGCTCAAAGCTACGAAGCGCTGTTGATGTAGAATCTGTTAGAGGTAAAAACGCTTTCTTCGACCAAGTCGGAGTTACGGCTGCTCAATTAAGAACGAGTAGACATGGCGATACGCCTCAAATAGACACTCCACACTCAAGACGTAGAGTATCTTTAGCTACTTACGAATGGGCTGATCTTGTAGACGATGCCGATAAGGTAAGAATGTTGGTAGACCCAACTTCTACGTATGCAAGAGCTGCGGCTGCGGCGATGAACAGAAGTATTGATGACGTGATTATCACGGCTATGAATGCTGATGCAGATACTGGCGTAGCAGGTGGCACAAGCACATCTCTACCTAGCGGTCAAAAGACTGCGACATCTGACCAATCTGATGGTCTGACTGTTGCTAAACTTTTGTCAGCGAAGTACATACTGGATAACAACGATGTAGATCCTTCTTTAAGAAGATACCTTGTTTGTGGTCCAAAACAAATTCAAGATTTGTTAAATACGACTGAAGTTAAAAATTCTGACTACAATACAGTCAAAGCTTTAGCTCAAGGTCAACTTGACTCATTTCTTGGGTTTAATTTTATAATGTCAACAAGACTGAACACAGACGCTACTTACACGACTGACAGATTAGTTTTTGCTTTCACAGAAGATGCAATCAAACTAGCTATCGGTAAAGATGTTGGAGCAAAAATTTCAGAACGTGCGGATAAATCATATTCCACTCAAGTTTACTACTCGATGGATATTGGTGCAACTCGTATGGAAGAAGAAAAAGTTGTTCAGATACCTTGTAACGAGTAATAGGAGGTAAAAATTATGGGAACTAAAAACTCAGACTTAGTAGCAAATTTTGAAGCTACGCCTCAGGTACTTAATAA